TTGTATAGGCGCATCAACGTACCATTAATAATGCCAGTAGTTGCCATGTTTATTTATTTTTTTTCGGTTTAATAATTCCTTCTTCTTGCTCCTCGTCATTGAAATATGACATAGGCACTGGAATAGGAATGTAGATTGGATCTTGCTGAACCTCCTGCTTTTCCGGCATTTGTTCAACGATAAAAGATTCATCAAGTAATTCTGCAATGCCATCCTTTATCATTTGCTCACCATATTCAGATAAAAATACACCTACTTTACCAGGTGCCTTCCCATTCCATTCTTTTAATAGTCTTAATTTCATCGTTTCATTTTTGCCATAAAATCAATGCTCATCCAATATACAGATAATTCAGCGTTATACACTTGTGAATCACTTGACATATATTTAATAGTCTGTACATCTATACCTTCAACTGTGCCTGTAAATCTGTCTAATCTATTTCTAATAAGATTAGCTAAATCTTGTGTATCATCGTAGCTTTGAGTATATACATCTATTTGTAATGTTATCTCTTCCAAGTTACTTTGTCCATCTTTAAAATCAACCGGTAAACTATTAACAATAGTATATACTACAAATGGATATTGCACATTCTGCGGAGTTATGTCCGGATATATCTTTGTCCCAACATAAGCCGTTATTGATCCATCGGTAGATAACCTACTATATATTAATTTACCTATCATGATACTTGCCAGAATTTTTTAGGTCTCTCCTGCATGATAAAAATACATTCATCACGCATTTGTTTAATAACTTTCTCCCTACTCAAATTCCTTGCCTTCACTACTATTTTGTTATACCATGCCCTTGTACTTCCATACACCATGTGTGCGTAAAATCCATTTGTTCCTTCACTGCTATTAATACCTCTGTTCATTGTATTTCTTTTATACAATGGCCCAATAGCACCAACGGCTCTTTTGTACGATACAAGATTTTTAGATAAATCAATAATTGACTTTCTTAAATTACCTGGTTGTACTACCATCGAAGCACGATCGTTTTTCTCCCATCCTTGCATCTTTTTATTTTTGAAAGGATTGGTGCTAATTCTGTGAGCTTTGCTACTTACTGGTACTAATGACTTATAGACTTCTAATGCAATAGGAGTAGCTGAATCAATAACTCTACTTTGCTCTTTTAATGTACATTGTTCCATCAACTCTGCAAATTCAATAACCGCATCTGCTAAACCTACAACACGAAGGCTCATGCCTTGGAAACTTCGCCTACCTCTATAATTATCCTTTTGAAGGTCTTTAAGGTGATTTATTTGTTTAGCCGAAAGATAGCCCATTGTAATGTTTTAAACTCCTGCCTATATTTCAAGGCAGGAATGTTTTACTTAACCTCTAAAGTTAATGCACCAATGTTAAATTTTACTTCATCACCAATTGCAATAGTTTTTGACGTTGATAATTGACCGTAAAATAACAAGTTACCAGTAGCAGAGGCATCAAACAAAGCAAAGTGTGTAGCAGATGCCGTTGCAGTTGCTGATGATGTAATTGTAAATGCAGAAGCATTTGACAAAGTCGCACCACTTGCAGAACCTGCTCCTCCTGATGCTGTTGTCCAACTTGTTGCACCAGACGCAACACTATATCTTGAATATAATGCACCTGTTGCACTACCTGCCTCGGTTGGATCTTGTGAATACAACTGTAAGAAGGTTGCTGCGCCTGGAGTAGGTAACTGTGTACCGCTAATCCATTGAACTATTTTTTGTTCAAAATAATCACTAAAAGCTGCCATAATTTATCAGTTTAAATTGTTTAAAATTTGTTGCCTTAATTGGTTGACCTTGTCAATGCGTAAAACATCGTTTAGGTATTGCCTTCCCTCTCTGACAATGTTTTCCCTGTCAAATGTCTTATCTTTCATGATGCGTAACACATCAATAAATTTATCATATTTCAATACACCAGGTATGTTATACTCTGGTATGCCAATAGGAGCTAACACTACTCCTCCTGCGGCTAACATCTCAATCGCAAATATATTGCTTTTAGCTAAGTTAAAATCATTCTTAAGTAACGGAAACACACCATAGTGACATTGACTGTTATTTAATAATTCAAAGTAGCTAAATAAATTGTTTGTCCATTCCTTCACATGAACCTTTGGAAATAAATGTCCCATTAAAAAGTCCTGTATACCAAGCATAGCTACATCAAAGTTATTTGAATCTGCCATCGTGTTTATCTCATCCTTAATCGTTGCAATGTCATCCAAATGGTGCATACTTCCCCTCCACAGCACTCTGACCTTGTCCTCTATCTTTGGCACTGCCATGAATGGCTGAAGCATTGGATTCCAAGCGTTAGGAATAACAAGGCTTGGGCATTCATGAAATTCCTTGTAATAGTCCTGTAAGGCAGGAGTAGAATAGCTAACAAAATTAGCAAGTGACAAACACTCTTCTACTGTCTTCTTCGATGCCTCTGTGGACAATGCCTTGTGCGATGGATTTACTCGCTCTGTTCTGTGCAAGTTATCGTCATGGTCAATGATTATCTTCTTGCCCATGCGTTTACAGTCGCGGAGGATGTCAAGGTACAACTGCCCGTTTGGTGATTTAGCTATAATTACATCGCAGCTAAATATGTCATACCACTTTGTATTCTGTATATCAAGGTACTTTATCTCATGTTCAAGGTAGGAGTAAGTGCCAACTGTCCGATAAAAGTCGGTAGCAGGAGCCTCAATGTTTGTAAAAATTCCAAGTTTCATTGTGTTAGGTTTATTTCTTGCCAATTTAAAATATCTTCATTCCATGTGTACATTTTGCCATCATTGGGATAAGGCACTGGGCTATCCCATAGGCATGATTCCTCGTTTAATGTCCACGAGGGAAAAGGTTTAGGGGGAATGAATGCGTCGCGAATGCTATCGTAATAATCACCTCTTCCAGCATAGTTTTTACGAAAGTTTCGGTTATAAGATGTTTGTTTCCATAAACTATATTTATGCAAATTAGTTAAAAAATCAATACCAGCTTGTTCGCTTTCAATGCCATTAATAGTAATAACCTCATTCACGACAACATGAACGCCTATTACATAATTATTTTCATCAAGTTTTGCAAAATGTGCCATATTAATATGTTATAGAACCATCTCCTTTAAATTCATAAATATGATAACTTCCTGATGTTGTGTAAGTTGGCAAACCAGTTGTTGAAGCAGCTTGTGTAGTTGCACGAATAATAACAACACCAGAACCACCTGCACCTCCATCTTCATTATCTAATGGTCCACAACCGCCACCGCCACCGCCACTATTTGCAGTACCAGGCGTTGCATCACTTGTTTTACCGCCATTACCACCTCCACCATTTCCACCATTTCCAGGACTACCTCCGCCACGACTATCCATGCCACCACCACCACCACCAGCTCTATACACATTTCCAAGTCCTAAAATATTTGACTGTAATCCAATTCCACCATTGCCTCCATTTGTACCAAGTACTGAATTACCACCAACAGCACCAGCACCGCCACCGCCACCGCCACCAGAATTTTGTTCAAGACCCGTACCAGAACCATTACCACCAGCATAACCTTGCGTTGGTGTAGTAGCTGCACTTCCAGTTCCACCTCTTCCTGAACCACCACCGCCAGAACCTCCAGTTTCGTCATTATTACCATTACCATCTCCACCTCTACCACCGCCTTTGGCAGTTAAAGTTGATAAACCAGTTCCAGAAATACTACTATCTTCTCCACTTAAAGCAGTTTGAGTTTGTACTCCAGCTAAACGAATACCACCTCTACCGCCTGCACCAACATCTATTGTGTATGTAGTTCCTTTGTTTAATGTTAATTGGCTTTCAGCACTACCACCTCCGCCTGTTAATTCACCAGATACTGAATTTCTATACCCACCAGCACCAGCTCCGCCTGAGATAAAATTGCCACCACCTCCACCACCAGCGACTACAAGATATTCAACTGACACCGTAGCCGCTGCCACGTTCAACGTCGCATTTGTCACCGTTGCCGTTCCGCTTACGCTTGCCGCCATTGTTGCCGTTCTTGACAATGTGGCATCGCTACTTGTTGCCGTTGCCACCGCAGCTGCGACAAAGGTAACACCAATGCCAGCCTCCGCGCTACTGTTAGCCGTTGCCGTTGCGTCTGCGCTTATTATCCTTGTGATAAAGGCATCTGCACTTGTTTGAGCCGTTGCATCAGCCGCAGCGTTAACCGTGTATGACAGTTGGGCATCAGCCGAAGTGTTTGCCGTTGCCGTTGCATCTGCGTTGACTGGTATGGTAATCTGTGCATCGGAAGATGTTTGAGCCGTAGCCGTTGCATTTGCCTCAAGCACCTTGGTCAAGGAAGCAATGGCAGATGTGTCGGCAGTTGTAGAAGCACTACTTTCTAAAGTAACTATTCTAAGTATATCTGCTGTAACTGTGCCAGTTGCTGTAACACTTGCCTCAAATGTTACAAGACCTTGTTGTATAACATCAATGGCACTTGTAGCCGTAGCATCAGCAGTTACACTTGATTCTATGAATTTAATGAGTTGTACATCTGCTGTACTTGTAGCCGCAGCTTGTACACTTGATGTTATATTTTGTACAATAGTAGCTACTCCGCTAACATTAGCACTTGCTGCTACACTACTATTTATAGGAATAACCTTTGTAACATTTGCCGTAGATGTGCCATTAGCTACAACAGAGGAAGTTACTTCGACAAGTCCTTGTTGTGCTGTTACAATTTCACCGATGGCAGAGGCAATGGCATTAGCCTGACCAATGACAGACATTATTAGTTTAAGATTAGCTGATGTTGTAGCAATGCCCGTAACAGAGGCAGCGACATTTACACCGGTAAGGATGTATGAATCATAGAAGATGCCCTGGAAGGAGATAAACCTTCTGTCGTGACTAACCTTTAAATTCTTAACTTGATATAACTTATCTCCCCATACTACACGAGATTCCTCGGTAATTGTGGATATATAACGAATAGTAAAATCACAAACATTCTTTGCCGTGTTTTTACCATCTATAATAGTCTCGTTTGATCCTGGTAACTTGCTTTCTGCAAATGCCCAGATAGTAGCCGTATCTGCCCAGCTTTCAGAAGCAAAACCAGTTAAACTCCGTGACCGGTTAACATTTTGAAGGATAATCCGATCCCTCATCTTTCCAGTAACTTCGTTTTTGTTGTACTTCATTTATAATACTTGTACGCGATATTGGTCTAATAAATATTCAGATGCTGTTGGTAATCTTTTTACATAATCTTGCCTGTTATCATAGGCATCTGTTACCATTAATAAAATAGCTTGTCTTATTTGTGCAGGTACTCCGCTTGGCTCTGTGCCATATCCTGCTGTATAAGTAATAGTAATATCATTTATATTACCATACAATGTAGGCCATGTTTTGCCGTAACCAAGAGATAATCTCGCTGGTTTCAAAAAGGTATCTACAACATAATTAGAAGCTGCAAATGTTTGTGTAGTATTATCGCCATCTGCATATTGAAGGCTGCTTACTGCAATAACGGGAGATACAGATAAGTAAATAGTGCCATTATTGAACCTATCTAACTTCTCTGTAATTGTTTGAGTTATTAAAGCCTGGTTAAGATAACTTTCCGCTGCTTGCCTTGCACTTTGTAACAAGGTAGAAATCAGAGTATCCTCTGTTGAATCATCAACTTTTAGATAATCTTTTACTTCTTGTAGTGTAAAGATTTCTGTTGCAGGCTGCGTAGTTACTTTCCATCCCATGTTTATAATTTTAATAAGGGATGGATATTGCTACCCATCCCTTTACTATCCCCCTATTATTTACAGATTCTTCAAGTGCTTGATTGCAGCAGTCTGAATTAACTTGCCATCAAATCTTGCATACATTAAGAAGCCAAGCTCCATCTCATCCATAAACCTCTCACGCAATGGCACAAGAACATTGTTAGCCACCTGGCGAATGATGTACTTAGACCAATCTCCAAAATAGATAATCTTTGCATCAGCAGCCTGTGCAGATGGAAGATCATTGTTTACAAAGAAGTTGTATCCTAACAATCTATCTGGTGTTCCTTCACGAAGTGATGGTTGGAACAAAGTAGTGTTATTAGTATCTAAATTCAACTTTCTAACCGCGCTCAAAATCTGGTCATGCATCATAAATGCAGCAGATGGCGAATTACGGTAAGCGATGTCAACAGAGTGAACAAGTTCAACCAAATTAGCAGCTGTGAATGCACCAGTAGAAGCAGATTCAACACCAGAAGGTGCAGCATCTTTAAAACCAGTTGGCTTTCCAGAACCATCACCAGTTGTAAATGCAGTGTTCAAGCCACGGCCTAAACGCTCACCTAACATAATTGGTAACTCTGTGTTCAATAAACCAAACTCGTCATTTGCCCATTCAACAGATACTTTTACAAGTGTATTTAAAACGTGAGCTCCAAAAGTCTCTCTTGTGAAAGTCATGTCTTGTACAGTAACCGCTCCACCTTCAGTATGCCATGAGCCAGCAGTAGCTGTATCATTTACTTTTGGCCAATACAAAGTACCTGCCTGTGGAGTAGTGATTATACGAGAAACATTAAGCATTGGGCCATAGTATGCCATAGTCTTCTCCAACTCATAAGAGAATTGGTAAGGTATAACATAACCACCTGCTAAGCCAGTCTCCGCAGTTGTGATGGTAGCAGTGCCACGCATTTCTCTAAGCATTGATTGCTCGTTGCTTGTTAAGTCACGCTTTGCAAGTGCTTTCATGAATGCTGTGTGATACTCTGGTGATTTTACAATCTCCCCTGCATCTACGGTAAATGCAAAACTACTTTGATAAACATCACCACGCTTTACCATTTCCAAGAGATCATTACCTAATGTAGTGTTTGGTGCCTCAAATTCGTACTCCATCGCATTGCCTGTGACATTTAGCTTTAATGTGCCAGATGATGTCCTTGCAAGTACCATGTTCATGTCATGGTTAAACAATGCTACAACATCTTTCATGTCTGCCTCATTCAATGACTCTGATGACATTTCCTCATCATACCATCCCATGTCATAGGAAGAATTAAACACTGTGGCAGTACCAAAGATGGTGCGGCTTTCCGGTTTAGCTCTTAGTTCAAAATTTATGCTTCTCTTTTCCATATATTTTAATCGTTAGTATCGTTACTATCGTCGTTTATGTCTATAACATCCTCACCTTGCTCATGTGCAATGCCTTCGGAGGATGGCTCTATCTTTATATTAGATGCTAAAGGCAATTCATAACTATCACCACCTTCATAAGGATTCATGTTTTCCTTAATTCTAATCTCGTTTGGAGACA